GGTGGCGGTACACCTGCCCAGTCCAGTCCAGTCCAAACCAATGACTTCTACTCACTTTCTAAGAGTCAGTCCAGTAGTAACCGCGCGCGAGTTTCGACCGACGCGATCCATGTCCCGGAGATGACGAGGAAGCTCGCCGCCCGCCGCGGGGTGAACAACCTGCGTTCCGTGGTGGATGCGATCGTCCGGCATACCGGGGTCACGGTAGACGCGAACGGGGCATTGCAGGTAGCGCTCTGGATCCTCGACAAACCGTCGACAGCACCATCAGCGCCGCAACGGTACGTGACCGGGGCCATAGCGAAGTCACCGCTCGAGGTCCAACAGTTCATCCACGAGAGAGCCTTGGAGGTCGCTTCATGACTGATCGTGTTCAGGTGACGGTCCCGGTGAACGTGTGGGGGCGTCTCGCATCCGAGGCCGATACCCGTGGTGTGACGGTCGAGGACATCCTCGTCGCAGCGATCAACCATGTGATCCGCCCGCAGGGCCGTAGGGAGATGATTCTCGCATTTGTCAGGGCGGGGTTCACGGACGCTCAGGTCGCCGCGCACACCGGGGAACTGGTCGGGTTCGTGGCGCAGGTTCGTCGTGACGCCGGGTTGAAAGCAGTGAGGGGTAGCCGTGGGTGAGATCGAGGTGGAACGGTTCTGCGCCCGTGGTTGCACCCGGGAGGACGGGTCTGGTCTGGTGGCGCGTCACGGGGCGTATTGTGCGCGCTGTTACGGGAGGATCCGTACGGCGTTGCTGATATCTGGTGAGCTCGCCGGTCACCTTCTGCATCACGGTGTTGTGATGCGTCCGGCGGAGGCTGAGCGGGTGGATTCGTCGTCGGAGGCGCCTGTCCCGTTCAATGCTGCGGCGTTTGATGATGTGAACGAGTTGTATTCGTTGCTGGTGTATTGGGTGACGGTGTGGGCTGGGACGCTGCGTCAACCGGTGCCGGGGGTTGCTGGGCGGGCGTGGCGGTCGGACACGGGCCGGATCATCGGCCTGCCCCGATCAACGTCACCAGTGGATGGGCAACGGCTTGTGTCGGGGTTGGCGGGGTGGCTGGGTGACCGGCTCGACGCGATCCTGTCCGCTGACCGGCCGGATGATGTGGATGCGATGTCGGAGGCTGTGCGGGATGTGTGGCGGATGAACGCCCGCTGGCCCCGCATCGAACGCCCCTCGTTCTCGGCGGTCCCGTGTCCGAGGCAGGATTGCGGCGCCCGGATCGCCGTGTACCCGCCCGCGTTTGAGGGGGATGACAGGCGTGTCGTGTGCACCGCGGGGCACTGGTACCCGGAGGAGGAGTACGAGCATCTGATCCGGGTGTTTGAGCAGGTGGCTCGGGAGGAAGCGAAGACAGCGCGGGTAGCGAAACGTCTTGCGAAGAGATACGGGATCGGAGCAACGACATGACCAAGTACACCAACCAAGGTGAACAGGAGCAGAAATGACGCTCACCGGATTCAAGGCGAAGAATCACCCTCAGCAGACGGGGCTCCGTGGTGCGCTTGATGAGGTAGACGATCGCGGCACCGCACCGGAGCACTTCGATCCGTGGAATGAACGGTTCGGTGGCTTCACTCTCGACGCCGCCGCAGCGCCGCACAACGCGAAGTGCGAACGGTACTTCACCCGCGAGGAAGACGGCCTTAGCCAGTCGTGGGCGGGCGAGCGTGTGTGGTGTAACCCGCCATATTCGAACCTGTACGCATGGGTGGCGAAAGCGTGGGCGGAATGGCCCGCAACGCGGGGGATCGTCATGCTGCTACCCGCGAACCGTGTCGAGCAGAAGTGGTGGCAGGAACTTGTAGAGCCACGACGCGACCGAGCCGATTCGCCACTGACAGTCGAGTTCCTGCCTGGCCGTATGCGCTTCATCCGCCCCAACGCGGTCATCGGCCCCAAGGGTGATCGTCCCCCGTTCGGATGCTGCCTGCTGATCTGGCGGGATCCACGACCAAGCCCTCTGTCACTCCGATACCACGAGATGACGCCAAACGATGTGCTTGCAGAGATGCGGCAGGAATCGCCATGAGCACACTGTCGGAGCAAATCACGACGGCCCTCGGGTCGGACGACTGGCTGATCGTCTGGAACGGTCAGCACCTTATCGACGCCGATGAACTCGACGCCAGATCGGAGGGCCAGGAACATGGCTGAGCGGGAGATAACGCACTTGTTCCGACAGGGCTCGAATATCAGCTTGTGTTGCAAGATGCACATGCTCGATCAGCGGGTCAAGGTCGGCACGTTCGATCCGAAGCTGGCGGATTGTGAAGGCGCCCCAGGATCGGGCAATCCGGCGTTCTGTCCGCCGCTCGCGCCGGGTGACGACGAGACATGTACGCACACGCCGAGCTGCCCAACCAAATCGGAAGGGCAGGGAGCATGAGCGAGGACGAACTGCTCGGGTGGCTACGCCTGACCATGCAGACGAACAGTGGGCTCACAGCCCAACCGAACCGTACCCAGGAGGAGAAATGACCAACAATCTGAATCTCGTTGAGCGTGCCCGCGACGCGGCACTGAATGGCTTCACTCTGCGGAACGCCCTCGGCGAGGCAGTCGGCTACGCCTCGTTGTACTGGAAGACGACCCCTGAAGGTGAGTTCGACTCCAGCGCCGCGAGCGCACTCGTCACCGAGTTGGAAGCTGCGATCGCCAAGTTCGTCCAGATCGCGATCAATCAGCAATCCATCGACGCGCAGGCCGATATGGCTGACTGGGAATTGGTCGAGCTGATCTTCCAAGCGCCTGCCATGGGCATAGAACCGGAAGGACAGGGAGCATGAGCGCGCAAAACAGTGAGATCCCCGTACCGATCGCTGTAGTCGAGGCGGTCGACAGCTACATCGACGACGAGTTCCGTGACGCCGCGAAGTTCAGCAACCGAGAGTTGCTGGACGAGTCGGGCGCGTACTCACTCCACGGCGTGGCGGCAGAGGTCTACGCCCGCGGGTATCAGGACGGGCGCATGGCGGAGCGGCAGCGCGCAAACGGTGAGCGTCGGCGGGAGCGGGCTCGAGCCCGCGCAGACCAGAGCCCGGAAGGTTCGGAGTCATGATCGTCTACGCCGTGATCTACATGGGCGAGGTACTCCACTGGTATGTCGACGCTTCCCGAGCGGAATTTTGGCGTCGGGAGGGCTACCAAGTGATCGAGTTCAGTCTCGGCCTGCGCCAGACTGGCCCGTTCCAGAAACCGGCAGAACCGTTGGATGCTGGCTCGTTGGGGTCAGGACATAGCCCGAGCGTCGGCACCGTCAATGCGCGGGAGGACTCCGGGGGCAGCGTGGAGGAACCGAGCACTCACCTCATCCACGGGCCGGCATCCACTCACAAGCCGGAAGGACAGGGAGCATGAGCGAAGACGAGCTGTTCCTACAGCGGCGAACCATTCACTACGTCGAGTTCGGAGGAATCGGAGGCGACATTGCCGCAATCACGATAACGACTGAGGCGTGGCGCGATCTCGGATCACCGGAAACCGTGAAGGTGACCGTAGCTCCCGAATCGGCGGATCGGGGGTCTGACGATGGCTGATGAGTACCCAACGTGCGTCAATTGCGGCGCGCGCATCCAGAGGGTCAACTTCGCGCTCGGTCCTGAGTGGCGGCACTGGCCGACACCGCACGGCAACTATCGGACGAACGAGTTGTACCGGTACTGCCGGTTAGCCGCCCTGGTGGCGACGCCGGGTTCGACCGAACCGTACCCAGGAGGAGAAATGACGCACTCGGATGAAACACTTGTGAGCCTGCTGCGCTCAGGGTGGCGCGGCGCGACTGCTACCGACCTCATGCGTGAAGCCGCGGATCGGATCGAACAGCTTCACTCGGGCGTCGATGAGTTCGATGCCGTATCCGAACCGGATCTGCCCGGATTCGAGGGAACGCGCGCATCCCTTGATGCCTTGACAACCCGAGCGGAGAACTGACGTGACGATGACCATGCGCGCGGTTAATGCCCAGATAGTTGCCGCCCCTGAACGCGCTCACATTCTCGTCTACGAGGACGGGGACCAGTTCGTCGCGGCATACGAGGGGCAGGAGTTTCGCGCGGGAAATCCGTTCGGCCTCGACTCGGAGTTGACTGCCGGTGGCGTACCCGCACCCCGCAACTTGTATCTCGTGGACCGGATCGACGCGCTTGAGGCGGATCCGGCCGAACGGTCACAGGGTGACCGTCGAGAAGCTGCCGAGGCTTTGCGTGAGTTGGGCCACGAGATCGAACACCAAGACCAACAGAACCGTACCCAGGAGGAGGAGAAATGAGCATCACGAGCGAGATGTTCTACCGCGCCGAATGCGACGAGCTGAAGTGCACGCGCACCATCCCGGACGTGGACGACCACGAGGCCTCGCACTGGCCGCTCGAATCCGTCGAGGAGTACCTGCGGGAGCCACACGAGGAGCGTGACACCGAGGTCTTCTGGTTCTACGAGGACGGGCGAACGCTCTGCCCTGAGCATCACCCGGACGCCAGGCCGTGCGCGTCGGCGTGCAACGGCGGCATGGTCAAGGTCGACGGCCCGCCGCCGACCTGGCCCGCTGATCGAGAGTGGAGCCACCCTCACCACTGGGAGAGCTGTCCGGAGTGTCACGGCGTCGGATTCCACACCGCTCCCCGATCGGAAGGACAGGGAGCATGAGCCGTCAACCGATGGGCGCGGCCCAGGGTGGCCTGCGGGATCGGGTGATCCTAGCGATTCGAGAACAAGGCCTCGACCATAACGGAGTTCACCCGCACGGCTGGCGGTGTGAGCACCCCGACCGATATCCGGACTACTGCGACTGCGTGGAGAGCATGGCGGATGCCGTCATAGCCGTGATGACGAAACCGGCGGATCGGGGGTCTGACGATGCCACTGAGTGAAGCCGACCGTTCGAAGCTTCTCGAGGTCGCCGTGCAAGCGATCGCGTGGGCGCTGATCGAGAACGACACCGATACCTCGGATCGCGGGGTCACGAAGGAGCACTACGACGCTCGTATCGCTGATGCGCGACGGTTCCTGCCGATGGTTGTCGCTGAGCCTCCGGTGTGCATCTGTTACAGCACGCTCGACTCTCGTTGCATGGCGCACGAGCCTGTCGAGTCACCGTGGGAACCAACACAGGAATCGGGTGATCCGTCATGAGGGACCAGTGCTATCGCCGTGGTTGGCCGCACGGCGAAGAGCAGGACGGCGACAACCCGTGCGTGTGCGGCGAGAAGGCATTCCACAGGGGCCTGCACGTCTGCGACGACTGCGGCGCGAAATGGGCAGGCGGTCGTGCCGCCAGTCCGGGTGATCGGGAGCGCCGCGACACGCCGTAGCGGCGAAGATACTTGACAAACACGAAATCACGGTAGTCTAGGGTTGTCCGAAGGTCGCGCCCGCCAGGGGTTGCGGCCTTCACCCGTTCTTCCCGGGTGTGCGTGTGCCCCGCACCCCGGGAACACTTCCCCCTCCCGGCTAGTCGCCTGACACGCGGCCCGTGCTGGTTGAGGGTATCCGTCCCAAGGTTGGGGCGGTCATCGGGTTGTCCCGCCGCCACACGCTGACACCTACATCACGCTTGAGCTGTTGATGAGCGGCGGGACACCACACCCCACGGGAGGCGGTCATGTTCCGCAGGTTCGGTGTACTCGTGGTGACCCTGCTGGTGATCGCGTTCGCCCCGTACCGGGTGCAGCACCGCATGTTCATGTGGCATGTCAACAGGAACCACCGCTGATGGTCCGCGACATCCCGAAGACCACAGACGCGATGCTCGACCACATCGGCGCGCAGTCGAAAGACAAGGGCGACGCACTCGACGCCATCGGCCGGTTCCTCCTCGAACACCCCGAGTACGACAACGACGAACACCTCACCGATGCGAGATTGGCATTGCTGTGACCGACATCGAAAGGCTCGTCACCGAGCAAGCCGACCCCCGCACGTTCGAATGCCCGACCTGCGAGTCTCAGTACACGTCGAGGCTCGCCGCAGCCGAGTGCTGCGACCCCGCATGGGAAGACAGCTGATGGCCGACGCGAAGTACGGTCACGACCATCAGAAGCTCAGAGCCGAGTGGAAACGGAAGGTCGACGCCGGCGGCGTACACTGCGCCGCAGAGTTGCACGGTCATCCGTGCGTCATGCCAGAGACGATCATCCATCCCGGAAGCAAGTGGGCACTCGGGCACTACGACGAACACATCGACCCGGAGCAGGTCATGCCACCAGCGCCCGAGCACTTCAGGTGCAATGCGAAGGCACCATCTCTCTGGAAGCAGAGGGCCCTCGCGCCCAAGGAGGAGTACCAGTGGTTCACATGACCTCGCCACGTCACCGGGTGTCCCGCACGATCCGCGCACGCATCTCGAAGCGCCGCCAGATGCGCGCAGCACGGGACATCACCATCGACCGGAAGGGCCTCCTCATCGAGGGCCAACGGTTCCCGTACTGGGTGGGCGCAGAGGTAGGCATCCGCCACCTCGGAAACCTCCACATCCTCGAGGCCAGCATCCTCACCGAGAACGTCACCGTGCGCGGACCACTCGGACGCCACACGAAGATCACCGAGTCGTGGGACTGATGGACACCACAGACCCGGACCTGCACCGCCTCGCGCTCACCATCGGATTCACCCGCGACCTCATCGACAGGGAAGCACCCACACAGGAGTGGGAAGCCCTCACCCGCGCACTGGTCGAAGAACACACACCAGAACAACTCGCGAACATGCTCACCGGAGCAGCCACCATCATCGCCCGCGTCGGCGCAACCACAAACACCGGCATCCGACGCTCAATTTTTTAGCCAACACCCACCCCGCAAGACCCGCGAGTCATCTCGATCTCTCCCCGGGGTTTTTCCACGGAGGTGCGCAGATGTCCACTGTCGTTTGTGCCACGTGTGGGAAGTCGTTTGAGGGTGATGGTCGGCGTCGGTATTGCGTGAAGCATGCGCCGAAGAAGCGTGTTCGTGATAGGTCGCGTTCCCAGCATTTGCATGCTGTTGGGGCGGATGAGCGCCCGCCTGCACGTCGTGCTCCGCGGTCGATTGCGGAGGCTGCTGAGTCTGGTTCGGCGTTGGATGAGTTGCGGTTGATGCGGATGCGCATTGCGCGGACATTGGATGACCCGAATTGTCCACCGCGGGATCTGGCGGCGTTGTCTCGTCGGCAGATTGAGATCGCGAAGGAGATCGAGGCGCTAGTGCGTCAGCAACGGGAGGCGGAAGGTGCCACAGTCGCTGGTGACGAAGCCTGGTCAGAGGAAGCTATCTGAGGTAGCGCGTCATATCAGACGGCCGGCGGGCATCGTGTCGACGGCATGGCCGTCTGTGCGCGACCGGCTGGCGCAGTTCGGGATCCCGTTCGACGTGTGGCAGCAGGGCGCGGTGCGTCTGATCCTCGCGAAGCGTGACGATGGCCTCTACGCGGCTGGCGTCGGCGCTGTGGTGATCTCGATCCCGAGGCAGGTCGGGAAGACGTACATGATCGGGTGGGTTGTGTTCGCGTTGTGCACGCTGATCCCTGGCCTGACGGTGATTTGGACGGCGCACCATACGCGGACGTCTACGGAGACGTTCGGGAAGATGCGGGCGATGGCCCGGAAGTCGAAGGTGCGGCCGTACGTGGAGAACGTTCGTGCTGGCCATGCCGAGCAGTCGATCGTGTTCACCAACGGGTCACGGATTCTCTTCGGCGCACGGGACCAGGGGTTCGGGCTCGGGTTCGACATGGTAGACATCCTCGTGCTCGACGAAGCGCAGCGGGTCAAGGAAGTCGCGATGGCTGACATGGTGCCTGCGACGAACGCGGCACCGAACGGGCTCGTCATCATGATGGGCACTCCACCGCGCCCGACTGACAAGGGCGACGTGTTCGCCGCGCGACGCAAGGATGCGCTCGACGGCGACGAAGACACCCTGTACATCGAGCTCAGCGCCGACGCTGGGGCGAAGATCATCGACTGGGAGCAGGTCGCGAAAGCGAACCCATCGTTCCCGCACCGCACATCCAAGGCGGCTGTTCTGCGCATGCAGAAGCTGCTTGGGTCGGATGAGGCGTTCTACCGCGAGGGATACGGCATCTGGGACGAGGACTCGGACGGGACGGGCGCGATCGACCTGACGCTCTGGAAAGGGCACCGCGGCAAACTGGTCGAGACAACCGGTCCTGTTGTGCTGGTCGCTGACACGTCGGTGGACCGGAAGCAGACAGCGGTCGTTGCTGTCGGTGCTGGCGCTGATGGTGTCCCGCAAGTCCGGGTGGTGAAGGCGGCAGCGGCGTCGATGTGGGCGCCGGATCTGATCGTGCGGGTGTGTCGGGAGCATCCCGAGGTTGTCGCGGTCGTGATCGATGACAAGAAGTCGACGGAGCCGATAGCGGAAGCGACCGCGGACGCGCTCACAGAGGCGGGCTCATCGGTGGAGCTGGTGCGCACGTCGTACCCGGACATGGCTGAGGCGTGCTCGCTGACGTTCGACCTGATCCACGAGGGCACGCTGCGGCACGCGGGTGACGCGGAGCTGGATGCAGCGGTGCGCGCCGCGGTCAAAGACGAACGGGAAGGCGCATTCACATGGTCGAGGAAGAAAGCGGGAGCGGTCGTCGTGCCGCTCGTGGCGGCGTCGCTGGGGCTCAGGGAGTGGACGCTGAGGCGCACACCGTACGACCCGCTCGCGAACATCTACTGACCGTCGCGCGTTTCGCTCCCGGGTTCGTCGGGGCGGGTCTGGTCACAGTCGGGGCCGGGCTCATCTGGGAGCCGTTGTCGTTCATCACGCTCGGCGCGTTCCTGCTGCTGATAGATCGGAGGCTCGGCTGATGGGCCTATTCTCTGGGAAGCCTGTCGCGCGCTCGCAGCCCGCGTTGGAGGAGCGTGGACGGTACATTGCGTCGTCGATGCCGGCGGTGATCGGGTCGTACGCGAACGTGCCGGTGACGCCATCAACGGCTGCGCAGTCGGTAGCTATCCGTTCCACGGTCGACCTGATTGCGTCGCTCGCATCAGAGTTGCCGATCACGGTGTACACCGGTTCCCGCAGTGAACGGCGGAGGGTTTCGACGCCGGCCAGTCTCGAGGATCCCGGTGGCGACGGTATGGGCCGTGAGGACTGGGGTTACCGGTGGCTGTGGGCAGCGCTACTTGCTGGCAACGCTTTCGGTGACGTGATCGACCGCGATGGTCCCGTGCTGAAGACGGTTGATCTGATCGCGAACGATGATGTCACCGCCTCTGTTGAGGGCGGCAAGCCTGTCTGGCATGTGAACCGCAAGCAGATGGAGCCAGGCAGCTTCCAGCACTGGCGCGTGAACCCAGTACCGGGTCGCCTGCTCGGGCTATCGCCCATCGAGCATCACGCGACCACGATCGGGATCACGCTCGCAACGTCACGGTTCGGGCGCCAATGGTTCCAGGACGGTATGCACCCGTCCGGGTTCCTCTACAACGAGGTCGTCGAGCTTGACGACACGCAGGCGCGTACCGCGAAGGATCGTGTGCTGGCGTCGCGGGGATCGTCGGAGCCGATGGTGTTCGGCAAGGGGTGGAAGTGGGAGAACGCACAGATCACCCCGGAGGAATCGCAGTTCCTTCAGACCCAGGGGCTAACTGAGGCGCAGTGCGCGAGGATCTACGGCCCGGGGTTCGCGGAGATCCTCGGGTATGAGACAGGTGGGTCGATGACGTACTCGAACATCGTCGACCGCAGGCAGGATCTGTTGGTGCTGTCGATGAACCGGTGGCTGCGCCGGTACGAGCGTGTCCTGTCGATGTTCACGCCCCGGCCGCAGTGGGTCGAGCTGAACCGTGACGCGCTGCTGGAAGCAACCACTCTTCAGCGCTACCAGGCGCACGCGTCGGCGCTGCAGAACGGTTGGCGCACCCCGAATGAGATCCGCGAAATCGAGAACCTCGAGAAGTGGACCGACAAGGGCGACCAGCCCATCAAGACAGGCGCTGCGGCGCCCGCACAGCAGGAGGCAAGCAATGCACCCGATGCAGGAGCTTGAGGTTGTCCGCGCAGCGCCGCTTGTGGTGCGCGCCGAACCCGACCCGAACGGCGCGAACCAGATGCCTCTCCTTGAGGTGCGGTTCTCACCGTTCGGCACCTGGTACGAGATCGACTCGTGGTGGGAGGGCACCTTCCTTGAGCGCACCATGCGTGGTGCGTTCACGAAGACGATCGAAGAGAACCGAGACCGGATCAAGACCCTCTTCAACCACGGATATGACCCGCAGATCGGCGACAAGGTGCTCGGCACCATCGAGGATCTCCGGGAGGACACGGACACCGCCGTCGGCGACGTCCGACTGTTTGACGTTTCATACGTCCGCGACCTGCTCCCCGGTCTCGAAGCCGGTGTGTACGGGTCATCCATGCGAATGCGCGTCATCAAGGACGAATGGAACGACGACCCGGGAGTGTCGGAACACAACCCCCGCGGTATCCCCGAACGGACGATCCTTGAGGTTCGCCTGTACGAGTTCGGGCCGGTGACGTTCCCCGCAAACCATGACGCCACATCTGGGATGCGCTCCCAGACCGACCAGTTCTACGAGCTGATGCGAGCCCGCGAACCGAAGCAGGTTCAGGAACTCGAGCTCGTCCGAAACTCCCGCACTCTTCCCGGGATCGCAGCCGGTTCGACCACTGCGCCCGATGGAGCCGCGGACAACCCCACCGATGAGCCGGCGCGCAGCCACTCCGGGGGACTGACGCGAGCACAACGCGAGCGTCTCATCCACATGAACGTGCGCAAGCACAGGAAGGAGTCCTGACATGGACCCGGAAATCACTGAACTGCGCGCCAAGCTCGACAAGCTCGAGCAGGAGCGGCGCAGCATCAACGACACCGCGGGAGACGCGGCGCTCGACGCGGACCAGCAGGTCCGGTGGGAGCAGATCGACACCGAGGAGGACGAGGCCCGCACGGCTCTCGCCGCCGCCGAGGAGCGCGTGAACCGCGCGCAGCGTGTCGCGGAGTCCCGCGCCCGCTGGGGTTCCCTGCACGTCGGGGAGACCGTCGCGAACGACGACGTACAGGTGCGGAGCCTGTCTGCGGCGGAAGCACGCGACCGGGCGCTCAAGCGTCTCGAGACGGACGGCAAGGAGCTGCGCGCCGAGCAGCTCGACAAGGTGGATCGTCTCCTCCGCTCGAGCACGAAGGACCGTGACGCTTCGGTGATCGCGCGCCGTCTGCTCGCCACCGAGAACGACCACTACCGTTCCGCGTTCCAGAAGGCGATGACGTCGCCGACGCCGACGTGGACGGCTGAGGAAGCTCGCGCGATGGACGAGTTCCGCACGATGTCGATCGGTGTCGACACGGCCGGCGGCTACGGCGTGCCGGTGCTGATCGACCCGACGATCATCCTCACCGCACAGGAGTCCCCGAACCCGTTCTGGGGCATCTCGAACGTGAAGCAGATCACCAACGACGAGTGGAAGGGTGTCTCTTCCGCTGGTGTTAGCTGGTCGTTCGACGCGGAGTCTGCCGAGGTGTCGGATGACACCCCGGCGACCGGGCAGCCTTCGGTTCCCGCGCACATGGCGCGCGGGTTCGTGCCGTTCACGGTGGAGATCGGTGGCGACTACCCCGGGTTCGCGGAGGAGATCAGCCGTCTTCTGGGCGCCGGGTACGACGAGCTCGCTCTCCAGAAGTTCACGGTCGGGTCGGGGAACGGTGAGCCCACGGGTATCTTCACCGCTCTGGACGCGAACACGAACGTCGAGGTCGTGGTGACCACGGACGGTGCGTTCGGTGCTGTCGACATCGGGAAGGTCTGGAAGGCGCTCCCCGCTGCCGCTCAGGCCAACGCGACCTGGCTGATGTCGGAGGGTCTGCTCTCCGACATCGGGCTTCTCGGTGACGCGTACGGCACCCGCACGGCGCAGCTCACCGAGACGGTCGAGCGGATCCGCAACCGGCCGGTCGCGACGTCGGCGTACGCGCCGTCGTTCACCGGGTCGACCGGTGCCGCGAACCTGCTGGTCGTGGGTGACTTCCGTCACTTCGTGATCGCGCAGCGCGTCGGCATGAGCGTGGAGTACGTGCCTCACCTGTTCGGAGTGACCAACGGTCGCCCGACCGGTGAGCGCGGCTACTTCGCGTACGCCCGCATCGGCTCCGATTCGGTCGCGGACACCAAGTTCCGGCTCCTGCAGAACCAGTGAGCCACTGGGGGCCAGGGGTGAACCCTGGCCCCCACCACATTCGACAACGAAACAGGGAGAAGTCATGGCTCTTGCAGTCGCAACCGCATCGGCGATCATCGTTGGTCGCGGAGGTGCGCAGGTCATCATCCGGCAGGGCGACGCGTGGGACGCTGATGACCCGATCGTCGTCGCACACCCGGACATGTTCTCGGTCGACGCGAAGCACGCCCGGTCGACGGGTGCGGTCGAGCAGGCACCCGTCGAAGACAAGACGGCACGGCCAGGCCGGAAGGCGACGGTCAAGCCGCGTGCCTGAACAACCCGGCGACGTCGTTGCCGCCTACCTGCACGGCGTAGAGGTAGACGCGTCATTCCATCAATCCCTACTTGGGACAGTGATGCGATCCGCGTTGACGACACGGCGGTTGCTCCGGTTCCTGCCGAACTGGTGCGGGTCGGGTGGGCTGGTCGCCGCACGCAACGAGACGGTCGCCAGGTTCCTCCAGATGGACGGAGCCGAGTGGCTGTGGTGGATCGACTCGGACATGGGTTTCGAGACAGACGCCCTAGACCGGCTACTCGAGGTCGCGCACCCGAAGAGCCGCCCGATGGTCGGTGGCCTGTGCTTTGCACAGAAGGGTGCAGAACCGGACGGGTTCGGAGGGTTCCGCACCCGCGTGGTTCCGGCCCTGTACCGGTGGCATCAAGCCGGCGACCGGGCCGGGTTCGCAGCATGGGAGAACTACCCCCGCAACACCCTCACGGAGGTTGAGGGAACCGGGTCGGCATTCGTGCTGATTCACCGTTCCGTGTTCGAAGCTGTCCTCGAGAAGCACGGCCCACGCTGGTACGACCGTGTGCCGCACGACACGCTCGGGCTCGTCGGCGAAGACCTCTCCTTCTGCATGCGCGTCCTCGACGTCGGCATACCCATTCACGTTCACACCGGCATCACAACCACGCACCGCAAGCCGTGGTGGATCGGCGAAGCCGACTACCAGCACCCCGACATGGAGGCATGATGGCACTCACCACAGTCGCCGAGGTAAAGAACATGCTCCGGTGGGGGACCGCTGAGGCAACCAAGTACGAGGGGCAGCTTGACGCGTACATTGCTGCGGCGTCGAAGCGTGTCGAGGAGGACGCGGGACCGTTCGAGGCGCGCACCATCGTGCACGTCTGTGACGGTGGCGACACGATCCTGCTGCCGCACGCACCGAACGAGGTCACGCT